TTAGGTTTACCGTGCTGGCAAACTCGCTGAGGCTGAAATCTGTTTCCATGTCTATTCCTTTTTGGACATGTTATGAGCGCTTTTTCTTTCAATGCGCACACCTCACGAAAAGCCCCTCGAAGTGAGGGGCGGAGTGGTTAGCCACCGATGGACGGAATAAATCCGATTACAGTTCCTTCGGTTTGGCCAATCTTGGTAGAGATGACTACTTGCCAACTATCTCCCTTTGCACACGGGAGTATTAAATGAGGCCACTGTAAATAGTTTTTGTCAGATTCACCGTTTTCTAAACGAACGGAAATACCTGAGCGATTGTTTTTGAGTATTGCCGATTTAATTAAGTTTCCGCATGCCACGAAAACCCAGCCGTTATGAGGAGCCGTGTTATCCACAACCATATCGCCAATATAATCGTTGTAATAATCAATCCTCTTGGCATAATCCCCCGCCATTGGTTGAGAGGCTATGAACTCCGTGTCGGCCTTCTTCACGAACTTGGAGAGGAGGAGCGCTAAAACCGATTTCAGCATGACGCACCTCCTACTGTCAGGTTAGGCTTGGTTAGGCAAAAAGACACATCTTGAAGTGGAGCTGAAAACCGTGGGTGAAAGTTTGATTCCGACGCCTTTTTGAACAGGGATGAATGTCGCGTACCATCCAGATAGGTTTGACGCATTAACTCTTGGGCATTCTTCGCTGTTGCCTCCCCTTTGCGTGAGAGCACTAAAGCCGAACCCTTGAGAATTTTCGCGCAAAACAACCTGGATAAAGCCGTTGGCGGGAGGGACAAAATCGTAGTCCTTCCCTGCAACAAGCTGTAGTCGGGTTCCGGTATTCGTCGGGTAATTCCACGCCTGGATAGCCTCACGTTTATTCTGCAAGAACTTCTCCGCAAAGAGCTGGATAAGCTGTTTAAGCATAGGCCACCTCCTTGCAGAAGAAGTTTCTTAAGAGTTTGATACCCCCCCCCACACACGGATACCGAACCTACAAACTTGTACAGCCGAACTTTTAAATCGGTCATTGAAACTGCGCTCACTGAAATATTCTCACCTTTGAAGACAACAACTGTTCCCTGCGTGGTTATAGTTTTCCCATAGGCATTTATGTACATACCAGCGCGGGTACTTAATAAAAGCCGATGACTATCAGTAAGGCTTCGCCCTCTAACAAATAAATATCCGTCACACGGAGCGATTGCATTCAAAACCTCTTCGGTTGTTCCTTGTGAAGAGGTCTCAGTTTTTGACAACGTGAAGTCCACATAGGAATCGCTTGGAGTGGCCTGATGCCCTACAGCCTCGGATTCCTGTTTGCTGTAGAACTTGCTCAGCAGGAGGCTCAGAATGTTTTTCAGCATAAGGCGCCTCCTGTTTGAAAACTATTTATTGCCGATACTCGGAACAAAGAAGACATATGCGCTCGTGGCGTTTGTCGATAGTATGTAGGCCACAGACCAGCCTTTTGAGACAGGAAGACAAAAGCCTTTATAAGATGCCTCTGTTGTATGGCACCCCTGCCAAACCTCCCCGTTGCTAAGCAGAACTTGCGAGGCAACCCCTTTGACGCAGAACCACCCGTTGCAAGGAGAGACGATAGAAACCCACTCTCCTGTCGCTGAAGGTGTGATATGCGTCGCTTGAACAGTTGGATTGGATTGGTAGGAAATCCAGTCGCTTCGGCTAACAAGGAGTTTTTCAGCGAAAAGTTGAATGAGGGCCTTAAGCATGACAGAGCCCTCCGAACAAAGCCGTTATACCCCCCCCGATTGACTTTATCAGGCCAACAGTTATTTCAGCTGTATTTTCAGCAAACACTTTAAATGTTTTTCCTTTTGCGATTGGCAGATTGAGAATCGAGTATTGATTCAAAGTTGCTTTAGCAAAAGTGCTTCTCTCCATATGTGGAGGATTATCCCCAGCGGTTATTTGTATAAAGGATTCTCCTGTCGCCTTTCCCCGAACAATCACATAGCCATCGCTTGGGGCAATGGTGGAGTCAACCACCTTCGTCCAGCTTGACACTGAAGTTGCCGAGGGAGAAAACTGAGTGACGGTTCCGTCATCAGGGTAGCTTGAGTGACTGGCCTCACTCGGTGTCGTTCGGCTATCGAGTAGCCACTGAATTAAAGATTTCAAGGTCATTTATAAACCTCCTTGTCTCATGTTTTGTCTTGCGTCAACTTTCTGCTGTAGCTCGTAAGCTAATGCCGCTGGAAACTCAGGCCACGATACAAACGGGAAACCCTCCGCTTCAGGCAGGTTTCTGAGCGCCTGTCGGTATGTCTCAAGGCTGATGCGGTCTGCGTCGTCTAGTGCACTGCGCTTGGCTCCTGCTGATCTTGCAACGGTAATATCAGGCAGTTTCACGTAATCGTCTGTGTCCGAGATTCTTGCGTTACGCTCCGATTTGATCTCGTTGCTGTAGCGCTCCTTACAAAAGTCACCTGAGTTTTCCGGAAGCCCTGCCTGTGTGTAATATTTCCCATCAGCGCTCTGATACAGCTCGTCGGTAATCAATTGAGATTTAACTGCGAACTGCTGACCTTCTTTAAATTTGACTTTGGCTTTACCGATAAGCGGACGTTCTAAAACTTCGACCTTGAGGTTGTCCTGTTTAAGGCCAGGCGTTGTGAAAGTATAGAGGTCATATCCGTACTGGAAACCCTCGGGCCTGTTTAACGGCTCAATCGGAATTTCCTCTTGAACCTTGTCGCCTTTCAGGTACTTCTTATCCACCAGTGCGATAAGCTCGATTGGGCACGGCTCAACCCAAAAGCCTTGAACGTCCGACAAGGACGTGATTCTGCCGTTGCCCATCTTCACGCCGTAAGCCTTGACAGGACGGGACAGCGCTTTCGCTAGGTACTGCTGTTTGATTTCAGCTAATGTCATTACTACTCCTTATGAATCAGATTCTTCTTCGAGGGCGTCGATTTCCGCTTGAGTGGCTCCGTTATCTAAGCAAAGCTGTTTGAGAATTGGCACGAGATAGGCCTCGATCTTTGAGCCCAAAGTGCTGGTCACCCAGGCCGCTATCGCCGAGGCAAACGAACTTGAGAACGCAGAGGCCCATCCGATATTTGTTCGAGCTTGCGCCCGCTGGGCGTCTGTCAGGTTGTTCTGCTCTGTGTACAAAATGGCCGTCGGTGCCTCGCCCGTATCGCCTTTTGGGCCGTCATTACCGATATCCCCTTTTAAACCGCGGGGGCCTTGAACCGAAAGTTTTATCCAATAGCTCGTGTTGGTAAGGACGGTGCCCGCAGGAACCGCCTTAATGGATTCGTAAATAAAACCGTCACTATCTTGAACACGGTCAAGAATGTCATAGGAAGCCGTGGCGCTCCACGTGCCTTTCCAAACATAACGGACTTTGCCAATACTAAGAGTTGGCATATGTAGCCTCCACTATTCCGTTGTCGTTAATAGAAAACTGAGCCGGCGCCAGGCCGACATATTCGAGTTGGAGTACGCCTTCCTCGTTGACCTCAAACTGCCCAAAGCACGTGGCAAAAGGGCTTTGACCCATAGGCCCTCTCTCGCCCGGACTTCCCGCGGGTCCCGGACTACCCTGCAAACCGCGCTCACCGCGGGGGCCGCGAAGATTTGAAATCTTTGCACCGACGGTCGCGGTTGTTGCCGTTACCGTGGTAATCCGAAACAGATCGCCGTTGGTCGAATTAAGTACCAGGTCTCCGACCTTTACATAGGCAGAAGGCGTGAGATTAGAAAGCGGGAAAGTCTCCGACTCGGATACCGTCGGGCTTGTCCGGGTAGAGAATCCGGTTTGCGCCGCTATCGCTTGAATCTGCTGGAGGGCCTGTTGGCATGTCAGCTTGTCGTCATTCGTAGAATGCGCGTTGGCCTGCGCCTGGGCCGCAAGTTGCTCGATCGTTTGAAAGGTAAGGACTAGGTCATCAATCTCGTCCTTTAGCGCTTTGATCTCCGCAATATCACCTTTGACTGTGTCATAGATGGCTTGTGCCTGCTGCGCGTAATCATTGGCAGTGGAAGCGATCTCAAGGACTTCTGCCAATACTTCCTGCGGTGTGTGCTCCGATGTGCTTGGAACAATCAGGCATCGCCCGAGGGCTTCCTTCAATTGCTGGCAGTAAATAGTCAGAGTGTCGAGAGCGTCATTTAGAACTTCCGGATAGAAGCCCCCGGCATTGGTAAAGACCTTTTCTTGAAGGAAAGGCGCATTCGAGAGGATCGCCAGCGCTTTCCCGGACGGAAGCGCATTGTTTAAAGTGACGGTGCCTCCGGGAGAGTTTTCCTGATTATCGTTGAGTGTAACCGTGTAGTTTGTAGAGGCAAGAGTTTCCGAGACCGAGGTGTCCTTATTGTCAGCAACGACAACGGACAAGTCGGATCCCTTCATCACTTTAAAGCTGAATGTGAAGGCCTTTGTCGAGCCGTCGCTGATATAAGGACCGGCTCTCCGAAGTTCTTGTGAAATTGACATTAGCGATCTCCTTACCATCAATTTTCATTTGACAGCAAGGAGGTTTATGGACGGGTTCTAGTCCTTCTTTGCCTTTCCGGAGAGAACTCCTTGAACAAATTCACCGGCGTCTGTGGGCTGGATGTCTCCTGCCTCAACTCCTGCCATGTAGCCCAGCGGTTTCTTGAGGAAACCAAGCGGCAGACCCGTTACCACAGAGAGAAGGTCGAGCATATTGCGGGTATAGGAACGGGCATTCACATCCTCATCGTTAAGAATCTCAACGGTTTGTTGAATCGCCTTGCCGCTTCCTTCGATAAGGCCATAAGCCGGAGCGGTCATAATCCTGCCAACATAAGGATCGGTCCCCCAGATGAATTTCGCAACATCCGAAACTGCGCCTCCTTTTTGATCTTTGGCTAAGCTGGCGCCGGCAGTGTTAATAAATTGTCCGGCAATAGGAGCCATGGCCACGGCATTCTTAAAGGATTCCGAGGCCAACATTCTCAGCATATCGTCCATTCCGAATTCGTCATCATCGCCCGTGTCCGGATCTCCAAAGACCACCGCTTCAATCAGTTTCGCGACAACGGATGGAATCGTCACAACTAAGAGAGCGTCACGTGCGTACATGCCGTAACGCTTAATCAGTTTCTTCTCCATGCTGTCTGCGTGAAAGCGCTCATTGAGAAGATTGAACTGCATATTGAAGTAGTTGTAGAAAACGAGGAAGGAGCGATAGAGCGCATTCCCTGTCTCGACATTAGCAACGTTTTCCGGAGAGAAGTCGGACATCGTAGTGCGAATCACCGAATCTGCATCCAGGACCGCTTCCTCTGTAGTCCGTCCTTTCTGCAGCGCCTGGTTGTAAGCTCCGACCCATGTGATCGCATCAATCGGAATCTGACAGAAAGACTGCAGGAAGTATCCTTTCCGCATCAGGAAGTCATGGACAGGCTGAATGTATTTAGCCTTAGCAGCTACCGTCTTATTAAAGATTCCCTTTTGTTTCGTAACACGATTGTCCTGAGTAGAGGAAATCTTATAGACCTGAGACTGAAACTCCATCGCACGGTCATTGAGGCGAGACATCATGAAAGGAGAAAGCTGAGTGATCTGTTCTGTTACCCTCCTCGGGTCACGGGCAAAGACTCCGGCGGCGTCAATGAGATTTCTTCCGGAAACCTTAGTAAGGGCAATTGAGAATCCCGTGAACTGCTGCAGAGCGTTTACGATGTGGCCCATCATGATGTTGATGCCTGCGATTCCCCTGAGCTCATTGAGCTTCTTGCTAATCCAGCCGCTTTTCCCGTCACTGACATCCTGGGTATAGGACCGTTTAAGCCAGGGCTTAAGCATGTCTTTCATGGTCGTAGGATCCTGAGAATCGATTCTTTCCTTCAGATCCTTATTAATAAGCAGCTTGGCGACATCTTGAGCGACTGGGGCGATATAGCAGAATCTCAGAACTGAGGAAATATGGTTTGAAATGATCGCCATATCAAAGCTCAGAGGTTCGTGATAGTCAGAGGCTCGAGTTTTTGTGAAGCCAGGATTTGATACCGGCATTTGGCTCAGCGAGTCTGTCTTAGTAAGCTGGTCAATTTCATCAAACGTGGCCTTGTCTGCCACAAGGTATTTATCCGTTGTCGCCGGAACATAACCGCCTCGATATTCTCCCCACGGAGTTTGAATCGGAGAGGCTTCAATCTCTTTGAAGGTGTACCCGTATAGATTCTTGTAAGCCTTCTGCGCATCCTCCTTTGTCGACTCCAGAAGATCCCATACCTGCTGTACGAAATCCATGTCCGCCTTGGTGATTGTGCCGTCAGCGTAACACTGGGAAATGAATTGATCCCATCGTTTAGTATCTAATTTTTTATTGCCCTCTTGGTCTTCAACCATCTCGGCCCAGGCGTTTCCCTTTCCTCTACCACCGAGCAAGAGCTTTTCTTTGTTCGATTCATTGCCGGTATGAAGAAGAGCTCCGATAAGCTCCGCCTTAGTTCTAAACGTGTAGTTAAGAGTCGGAGCGTGGATGTCCGTCCGAGACAGCCATTCCTTCTGCATCGGTTTAATTATCTCTGCGAGCTTTTGCTGAAGTTCACTGTTACGGTTGCGGAATTTAGCCGTGGCCTGAGCAACCGGATCGTAGATGTAGGATCTGAACGGATGGTTGGGATTGCCTGTATCCATTTTGTTGCACCAAGACTCAACACGAACAAGCGCAGATCCGAGACTCAGGAGGCCATCTTGTTTGAATTTCTCATAAGCGGTTGTTGCCTCTGTCTGTCCCACTGTGTTGTAAGACAGATTCTGTGTGCTCATCTGGGCAATCAACTCCTTAGCCGCTTGCTCACGAGCTTCTGCTTTTGCCTCACGAGTAGTTTCCTTCCATTGACGAGAGATCGCAAAGAGCATATTCACATCTTCTGCCAAAGCTAGGAAGTCACCGTAAGTCAAAGTGCTGTACCCTCGGCCTCCCTGAAGTCCTCTGTAACGTTTAAATATTCCGTCCAACATCTCATAAGTGGGACGAGCAATCTCTTCAAAAGCATTGATAGTTTTTTCTACAGCCAGGAGGTCTACATCTTCAGGTTTAGTTTTTCCAAAGCCTTCAATATTGAAGACAGCGCGAAGTACATTAAGGACATCAAGGTCATAGGTCTTAGCAAGTTTCTTATCTGCAGAGAAGGTCTTTTTCCGGATGCGTTCAAAACGATCCAGTTGCTTGTCAACATCCAAAGCCTGAAGCGCCGCCTGCAGATACATCAACTGCTGTCGCTTGTATGCGGCGGCTCTTCCCTTGTCCCCGCTGGCTAATGCTTCATAAGCCTTTCTGGAGGCTCTCGCCTGCATGGCAACAAAGTTCCGAGGATTGACGTTGTAAACGGGCATGTTGGCCAGCATCAATTCTGCAGAACGTTTGGCCGCTTCGTTGATCATTCTCTGGCTGATCCCTGCCGGGCTTCCCGCCAAATACTTAAACTCCGTTGCGACAAATCTTGCCCGGGCTTCGTTCTGCAGGGCCTCGGTAATCTGAGCATCGATACCTGCCTGAGTAAAGTTTTCGGAATACTTTTCAATGCATCTGCGAGTTGTTTCTTCCTCGATGCGCTCGTCTTTTCGTGCTCCGTCAAGAAGACCTTGGACCATATCTTGAACAGTCGCAAAAGCATTGCCCTGACCTCGCATGAGTTCCATTACTTCAGACGGCGCCATTCCTCCCTTTTTCGTTAGGCCGAGCGCGCTCAGCTTTTTGATTGCGGAAGAACTTATCTTGGCGGCCGTCAACGCTTCCGGATCAAATTTCCAATTGATGCCGAAGGTTTCGTTGCTCTTCTTGATCAGTTCATAGGCACGGGTTCCGGCCTCAGCCTCGATCTCTGCCGTAACACCTTCCTTAACCTTGTCGCGGATTTCTTTGGCTTTGCGTTGAATCATTCGCAAGGTCTTGGCTCTGGCGTTCGAGTACCACTTCTCATCTTTAGCTTTTGCTTCATTTAGAAGGGCTTCGCCATCTGCCAGCGCCTCATCGTGCGCCTTCTGCATGTCGATCCAATCGTCCTCGCTCATGTCTTTGGGCTTTTCATCAAAGAGCGGGCGCATGGATTCAGAAACTTCGGCCTGATAAAGGTCGGCTTCAGCATTGAGCATTCGGTCCATCACACGCTGAACTTCTTCAGAGAGCTGGGGAAGTTCCTCTCCAAACTCAGATTTGTACTGAGCCGCTCTTTGTTCCGCCACTCCGCCCGTCCATGCTCGATAAACGTCTCTGATCCATTTACCGAGATTCTTGAAAACAGTGATCAGCTTAGGATTGTGGGGCTTTCCTGTGGCCAAATAGATTTCGGTCTGATAGGCAAAGCGTTCGTGAAACTTTCTCTTCTCTTCGATGCTGAGGTTCTTCCATTCATCAAGCGACTTGAGGCCGAAGTCTTTCAGAAGGGTTTCTGCGTCCTGTTTGATAAGTCCGGAGACACCTGTTTCTCCCGCCAGCTGCATCAGGTTTTCAAGATACCAGTGGCTCATTTCATGGGCAAAGGTGGATAAGTCAGCATTCGGAGTCAGGTGGATTGTGTTTTGTTTCGGGCTGTAGCCGCCGCGCTCGTTTGTTCCGTTCTGGAAGTAAACAAGAGAGTCCTGAATCTTTTGAGACAGCTGAGAGACGGCCTTAGCCCTCACAGTCTTTCGGTTACTGCTGAGTTCTACACGAATGCCCTTTTCTTCCAAAGCGTCAACCAGTTCTTTGGGAGCGTTGTCCGGCAAAACCGCTCCGGAAAACTCTTCAATGTTCGACTTTTCTGTGACAGGCTTTGTGCTGATCAGAGTGACGTTGCTCGGCCTAAATCCATCCGGAAGCTCCAGGCCAAGCTTGGAAAAAACTTCCGTCGCAGGAACATTGATGGACTGCGGTTCGATTTTTTCGGTTTGGTAATAACCAGGGTACAGCTTCCGAAGCTTGACTAGGTCGGCCTCTGTCTTTACACTTGAACCGTCGGCGTTAGAGAAGTAATTCTTTAGCACGGCGTTAAAATCCTTGACGGATCGAAGGGAATCTGCCCCGGGTGTTCCGTACAAGGATTTTAATTTTTTTATGTTGATGTAAAGCAGTGCATTGTTCCGCCCCTGCAATTCGAGCTGAAGTCTTCCTCGTCCAAAAGCAGACTTAACAATATTAAAGACTACAGGCTTTTTCTCTGTCGGATGTTCGAAACTGACAGGAACCATTACCGATTCACCATTCGCATCTTTAATATCTAAAAAGAACACGAAAGAGTTGTGTCTTTCATCTCTTGCCACTATTACCGGATCTGTAATGGCCTCGGGAATCTGTTTAATAACATCCTTTGTCATCATCAGATGTTCATGGTGTTCATCCCTTGATTTATTCCCGGGATATACACCATCGAAAACATGGGTCGATGATCGTAATTCTTGGAAGTCAGCGCCCAGAAGTTTCATTATCAGTGGAGTTTGCCTAAGCATAATGAGCTGTTGACGAGGTTTCGCGGTCAACTTGTCAACTGTTTCCTTCCATTGTTGCGCGTCAGCACGCAACTTCTCTGCTGCATCCAACGGCTCTTGAAAGAAAGCATCCCTTGTCACATTAGAGGATTCAATCCTCGGCGCAAATTCCGCAATGCGTTCCGGAGCGATATTGGCATCTTTGGCCAAACGCACAATACTGGCCGCCTGCAGCCGAGCATACTGCTTTGCAATTCTCTCCTCTCGATAGCCACTGATTCCGCTGGCCATAAGGCTTTGAGTCATGCTCTTAGTCAGGTCATCGAAGGCCTGAGCATACTTAGACTTCTGTACCTGATTTACGGCCTGGTTGATTTCCTTTGTCGCCGCTTCCCTGCCCTCTTCAGTTGAAAGATCCCAATCGTTCTGGCCAACCCAGTCAGAGACAAGTTTGCGTGCCTTTTTTGCTTCGTAGGCACTGAGTTCGTCCGGATTGAATCTAAGGTGCTGAGTCAAAGCTTCTCCGAAAGGAGTTCCGGCAATATGGGCGGCGTAGTCTCCGGTAGAGATTTCAACGTCTCCGCCCGAAGCCACGGCTTTTTGAATAGCATTTACTAGCTCAGGATTGATCTTCTTCAGGTCTTCAAGACGAACGTTTTTCTCTTGCATTGTCTGCGCAAACATTTCCCCATCTACGTAAATCGTGGGTTTGCCTGCGCTCTCTGCCTGGTTCTGAACGGCCTCGGAGACAACTCCGGGTGCAGTCTCTCGGGCAGTTATTTCCGGAGCAATCTGATTAAGGTTCTCGAAGAATTCCTGATTCCTTTGGGCGGTTTTGATCTTAGAGATGTGGCGCGTCATTCCTACTGCACCGCCAGCAAGACCCAGTGCCCAAACACCTTTAATCGTCTCAATCCCGATGTCGGCCAATCTATCCATCACTTCATCCGGAGTAATGGAATCAAACTGCACATCTTTTGTGAGTTTCTTGGCGGCCTCTTCAGCAACAATATTTGAAATTTCCTGAAGCTCTTCAACGCCTACCTCGGTTGCAAGGCCCGTTGTGAAAGCCTTGGCCACATCAACCGCCGCGGCTCTGAATGTCGGCTTTTTGAGCGCTTCGATTGTCTTTTCTTTGACCTTCTGTCCGAACATCTGCTTAAAGCCGGTTATGCCAAGGAGCTTCCCTCCGAACTTCGTGAGCACAGCATCACCGATGGCTTCCAAGGAGCCATTAACAAAGCCGACCGTTCCGGACAATCGTCTGGCAACGTCATCATCAATACCTGCCTCTCGCATATCCTTGTAAGCAAGACCGCCTTCAACTTCCTTTGAGGTTTCCATGACAGCGCCGCTCATTGTCATGAGGCCCAGTGCTCCAAGGGAAGCAGGGACGGCAACAGGAGCTCCCGCTAACGCAAGGGCACCCAAACCCAAGGCGCCGGCTCCCATACCGAGAGCAGCACCCTTAGCGGCAGTGTCTCCGCTGACTGTAAGCATTTGCCCGATCGTCTTCATGGTCGGATAGGACAGCCAGGAATCCTTGAACTTTTCGTCCAGTGCGGCCAGCGTGTCATCGATTTCTTTTGAACGCTTTTCAAAAGCGGCGTCTTTCGTTATCTTGCCTAAGCGCAGATCCTCATACATACGGCCCTGCTCGTTCTGCAGTTCTCCAGACAAATATCCGGCTCTCCAGCCGTCAAGAGTTTTAACCTCGGGCTCATAGTCTTCATCCTCCCGCTTCCACTCGGTTTCTTCATCTGCATAAGTCAAAGACTTCGGAGGCTCTGCAGGATTGCGTGCGGCCATCTTTTCCGCAAGCTCGTTGAGAAGAATGTCCGTCTTGGTCAACGGCTTAAGGTCGTTTTTCAGAACAGGAGCTTTATCCGGATTATTTGTTATGTAGTCAGAAAGTCCGGGGGATTGCTTCAAGGTGTTGGCCGTGCGAAGTTTCTCAAGGCGGTATTTCGATCCTTCAAAATCAGAATCCACTTCTGTCGGAGAAATTCCGAGCTGGCGGGAAATATCCAAGACTTCCGCTGTGCGCCCCGGATCCTTTCCGAGAACAAATTGGGAAGCAGAATACGCGTCGCGCTCGATAATCTCGTAAGGGTTGAACGGCTGGGCGGGAGGAACTGGAACCGGATTCACGGCCTCTACTGTCGGCCCTTCGGTAGGTTCCTGAGCAACCACGGACTGAGTTGTCGGCTCTCCCGGAACTTCCATAGAGCCGTCCGGAGTTTCAATTGCTTGTTCGTCTTTGATGAAAGAATTCGGCATTTACTTTTCTCCAAACACCATGTGCATGGCAATGAGGTTGACGGCTTTCTTTGTGACGGCAGGATTTTTGGGGTCGTTCTTAGCTTGTCTCTTGGCCTCTGCGTAAGCCCTATTCATTAGTTCTGTGGGCAAAGGAATCCCCGCAAGCTTTGCATCAATAATCTGCGACTGTCGTTTAGTGAGGTTCTGTAGAGGCGGAAGGTTGAGTTCCTGAACTCGGATTTTGTTCACTTCATTTAATCTGTCTGCTTCCGTTCTTTTCGTCCGGAATCCAGCTTGAGGCAGCGCTTCCCATTCCAACTTCTTCTCTTGTCTGAATTCAGCACCCGAAACATCGTAGTAACCGAAGAAGAACCCGGGCTTTTGTCCCTCAAACACTGTGTTGACCATTGCGTTTAACGTTTCATTACTCAAAACGTTTTTATCGGCTTGCTTGCTTCTTGCCTCATAGAGATTTTGAGCAGAGAGTTTGGCATTCCTGGTCTTCTTAGCGTTGAGTTTTTCATCATTGCAGCGCTGAGTAACTTTGGCCATGAAAGCCTTGTACTGCTGATCACTGAGTTTCTCGACGTTGTATTTCAATGCCTTGATGGTCTGCTTTGTGAGGTAACCGCGGTACTGATCAAAGTTAGTTTGCGCAAACTCTTCCGGATCTCGTTCAGCCAACTCTTCGAGGTTCCCCAGAACAGCAGGATCATCCTCAGTGCAAGGGAACTTTTGATGCTCAATGGCCCGCTGAATTTTCTCGTATCCAACGCGGTCATTCGTCTTGATTGTTGACATGAGGGAGGCGGGAACCTCTTCGCCATTGTCTACAAACTGAAAAGCCTGATTGAGGTTGTCGTAGTTCGTCGCCTTCTCAAGGGCTTCCTGCTCTCTTTTGGCTCCATAAACCTTGTTTTTGACAGCGGCACGATACTTCTCAGGGACTGCATTGATGTTGTCTAAAAGCTCCCTGGCTTTGCCGTTGTCCTTTTTGAGGATTTCGGCCGTGTAACGGTTGACGGTCGCACGGTCGGAAGCCATCTGCATTGCAGACTTTAATCTCAGCCCTGCTTTCGGCCCCATCTCAGTTTTGTGCTGAGCAATGTAAGCCTTAGCCTGAGAGAGGTGGCCCGCATCGATCATGTTGCTCACTCGGAGCTCGTGGATCGGCCCCAGGACTTTGATCATGTCGACAGGCGTGCCGTGAAAATCTCCGATCTGCTGAGCAATAGAACGAGCCGCCATAAGTCCGGACTTTGCTGTTTCCGGATCGGCGTCAGCCGCCTGGTTAAGAGCAAGGCTCAGTTGATTCTTGAGAACTGCGTCTTTGTATTCGAGCTGTTGGCTTGTGACATAGGTGTTGACCTGATCATTGAGCTTCAGGCTCGAGGCCTGGTAAAGACGATCAAAGGCACTGCGGACTCGAGCGTTTCCAGCCTGCTCCCTCAGCTTCTCATAGCGTTGCTTGAAGGCTTCGCTGACTTCATCATTCAGGCTTCTGCCGTCAGGACGCTCAAGTGCATTCACGCCTTTAAGTCTTTCGTATCCGTTCTCCGGATTAACTCTGAGGTCTATGCGGGCATGTTCCAGCTGGGTCGAAAGATCGTCCAACCGAGTCTTATCAATCTCCAGCTGCCACTTGTCGTATGCGTCCCTGAGATCTCCGGAGAGTTTATTCATTGCCTCGCCTGCGTGCCGAACCGACATCGGGCTCTCCGGCGCAGTGATGATTTCAGATTGCATTCCGCCCGGCTGAGAGATCGCAACCGGGACGCCGTAGGGATTATCAACAGAAGGAAGTTTCATTGTTCCCATGTTTAGACTCCTGCTCCTCCGCTCATGCCGCCGGCGCCGCTCGTAAACAACTTGCCGATACTCACGACGTTATCGAGATATCCGGAGCCCGTTGATCCGGAGTTGGGATCCAGCGGGTTGCCCTTTGCTCCGTTCGGATTCATGAGAATGCTCATACCTGTGGCGACAGCAGACGCCCAAGGAGAGATGTTCTTGGCTTGGGCATTGAGTGCGATGGCATTGTTTGAGTAATTGACAGCCCTGCGCCGATAGCCAAAGGACTCCGCGACGGCATTGGCAAGGATTTGATTAACCTGCATCTCTTTGGCAATGTCGTGAGATGCCATCACTTCTGCTGTGTTGCCGGTTCCGAGAGCGACACCGCTGGCCGCCTGAGCCACTCGAGTGGTGGCCTTTGTTTGTCCGGCACGATAAGTAACCGCGGCAACTTCCTGCTGAGCTCTCTTTAAAACATCTTCTGCGGCTGTCCGGAAAGACTGCGCCTGCAGTTTTGAAATCTCACCCTGAATCTTGTAGAGCTGCTTCTGCTGCTTCGCCTGGCGGAAGGCAAGGATCGGTGCAACAATGCCGTTGACCGCATTGTGTCCCATCGAAAAGCCAAGGCCGAAACTGCCCAGACCGTTTGCCGCATCCGAAGTTATCTTAGAAAAACCAAACGAGGAACCCTGTCCCTCGTACAGAGGAACGTCAAGATCCTCGCCAGCATATTGATCGTACTTACCCATGTGCCGTTACCTCAATTTTTCTCTAAGGTAACGGCGAAGCTTCAATGTTTATGGACGTTAAGCCGACAGATCACAGGTCAAAGCCAGCATTGTGACGGGCAGCGGATCGAGCTGCCTCAAGCACACCTGACCGCCTCGAGTCCATGTTGAATAAAGCTGAAGATCAATTTCATCAGATTTGAGCGCGGGAGGAGACCCGCAGGGCTCGATCGTTCTCTGCTTGTATTCAACAAGGTCATTCTTATCGAAGCTGGGGCCTGCGAAGATTCCGGAACTTCTATTAACCCGAACTGTGATCTTGTAGACGTTCTTAACCCTGCCCATACCTCCGGACTGATCCTGGAGGATGACCGGAAGTGTTTTCACATCCGACTGATACGGAAGACCGACTTGAACCACCGATGCTTCATGGTTGAGAGTGACCTTGCCATTTACAACCTTCTGCTGAGGCTGGACAGCACCGTCGGCCAAAATAGAAACTGTCTTTCCCTCGAGCCAATCAATTCCGGAGATCGTGGTCGTAGGCGTCCCGTTGTAGGTCGCGCCGGAATCGACAAAGAAGGCATCAGCCAAATTCTTGAAGTTTCGTGTTCTCATGCGCTCAACATAGCGCTTCTGGCTTCCGTTGATTGTCCTTCTGATCACGCAGTAAAGGGTATCTTCCACGCCTTCTGAAACAGCGCAGCAGGATTCAAAAACTCCGTCCGTGTTATGGCGATGCCAGGAGCCGACTTGTTGCTCAGGAATGTACGTGAGCCCCAGCAAGTTTCCATCAGAAGAAACAAACCACATGATAGGGTACGGAGCCTTCTGAGCCGTGGCATCTTTGATCGTCTTGAAGTCAAAGAGGTGCTGACTTCTCAGGCACAGATCTCCGGACACAAAACCGCCAGCCTGATACTGATAGGCGAGTTCTCGGACATGGCCGTCACGAGCCGAAGCGAAGATCAGATTGTTGTTGTAAACGAGCGGTCTGACTGTCGTGGCCCCGTTGTAGCTCTGAGGTCGAGCAGAAATCGAAGAAGGCGTAATCGCGTCAGAGTTCTGGGGACTGATTCGTATCTCTGAGCCCGTTGTTAAAAGGATCAGGTGAGACAACGGAGAAATGTGCAGAATCTTATTGAACTCTGTTGCCGCGATCCTAAAGTTGATGCGGTCATCGTCTTTAGACGGCAGGGAGTACGTCATATCGCTCTCTGTTCCGGAACGAGTGGCAACCACCCGCTGAGGATCGGTCTTAAAACCTGCAAACCAACGACGTTGTTCAAAGTAACCTACAGCGCTCGGATAATTTCCGGAAGACACAACTGAATCGTATCGGCGCGGCGTGATGTCGGTCTTCGGAGCAATGTTGTCATCAATGATCGATGTAGTCTCTGAGTCTCCTATGTAACCGTAAATGCCGCCCTGATTCTTGTAGAAGCGGTAGTAACTTGCTCCGGACACTGCAGCGCACGAGATTCTGATTGTCGTACCTGTGGCATAGAGGTTGGCGGTACAAGACACTGCTGCACTCGGTTCGCTCTCAATCGTCTTGTCCGCATTGAGGCAGGAGACTTTGTATTGAAAAGTGTACTTGTCGGCGTTCTTATCCTCGTTGCCCGTGGTCGTTTCTCTTACTGCAGTCACGTTTGTGGGCGTGGCCAAGGTCGAAGAGAAGCTGATTGTTGCCAGTCGCCAATCGGTGTTGGAATACCTCCGGATCTCAGTCGGAGCGTAATCCTCATGCGTTACGGTGATGATGTCATTTGACTGCACATACTCAAGTTCAAAGAGATCATCTGCATCCCATGGCGTTGTGATTTCATAGGGCTGATTGCCGTTCATCAGCGTGGCACCGAAGGAATGGAATCTGGCGTATTTGTGCCCCAGTTCGATGACGAAGGTTTGCTGAGCGTTAAAAACAAACGGAATCAGGCGTACCTTCTTGCTTGAGTCTTTGACTTCACGCACGAACTCAAATCCGGGCCTGTTTTCAATCGGGCCCTGGGGACGGCAGAGAAAATTCAGGCACGTCTCAAGGCCTGTCTGATACTTTGTATCGTCTGTTCGCCCAAACATTTCCGGAGAAATTTCACCGCCGGCAAAAGAGCGCTGAAGGACTTTAGTTGAGCCACTCATGTCCGTCCCTCCCCCAGTCACCGTAGTCACCGATAAAGTCAGGCTTATAGCTCAGATGATCTCTGTCCTGAACTGCATCCTGAGCCTGTGCTTTTAACAGTCTGTCTTCGTAAAACCGCATCATCTCAGCTGCCATCTGCACACCTGTCATCCCCGGAACAACAGTACCTGCAAGATTAGAGGCAAGCAGGAAAGCCAAGGCATCAGCAAAGACATCTGAAAACTTTTCAGGCTTAACCTCCGTGGTGATATACCTAATCCATATACGCTTCTGCTCTGCCACCAAACAGACTTGTCCGTTGATCAGCTCTCGGACGTAATGAAGAGTCTGTCGAGTTACGTTTCCATTTTCGTCAACCGGATAGGCATAAATGATCTTCACACAGTCCGCAGGAATCGGAAATGCATAGCCGCCTCCGATAGGCTCTACTGTCAAACGTGCAAGCTCTTTGCGCGTTGTAGCAAAGCTCCAGTTATAGGTGGCAAGGATAGTTTTTAAGGCAATGGGATAAAAGCGCCTGCAATGATCGGCCTGAGCGCTTCCCTCAGGCGGATCGATAGAAGTCACTGTCGCTCTGTCCCCCAGCCTCGAGAGAGCGATATTGCAGATGTCGACAACTGAAGACATTTTTGCTCCTAAAAAAGAGGGGGCACATGGCCCCCAAAATGCTCGCTAGGAATAATCCTGTTTACTCAGCTGCATAGTCACCGATGCGCTTGCCCTTCGGAGAGGATGCGCAAAGGGAGATGCCTGCTGTTACCTTGCAGCTCATTGCAGTGCCGGTAAAGGACAGCTTGAGGTAACGCGGACAGCCTTGCGGCAGTTTGATTGCCGTATCAGTACCGTAAGCCGCTGCCACGGTATCTGTCACAGAAGTGCTGGCAGAGCCGCCGAGAACCTCAATAGATGTCGGCAATGCAGATCCGGAAAAACTCAGGATGACGTAGAGCTCACCTTCAGAAACACCGGCCTTGTTCAGGTCAAGAGTGTTCGTGGAAGTTCCGGAAGTCCCGGAGATGGACTGGCCGTCACTGAACATAAGCTTGGAATCGAATCTCATCTTTTTCTCCTATTACGAAACAAGATCTTCAGTGAGGCTGATGGAATCAGACACTTCGATCGGAATGTCGAAGAACATGGTCTTGAACTGTTCGGCGGCCTCAACGACTTTGAGAACGTTTGTGCTCTTAGCGTAAGCGGCAAGTTCAAGAGCGGTGTGCACTTCTTCAGCACAGAAGAGGTGGAGGTTCGTGCGCAGATCAGACGGGATGCGGTTCTTTGCAACGATCAGTTTCTTGATCAGATCTTCGGAACCCATATCAACAGCTCCGTCAGAAATCGGGATGTTGCAGACACGAACCACACCGCGCCAGTCTTCAAGAGCGGCGCCGGCCTGCCACTTGTAGTGATCGCGATAGACTTCATACATGGAGCCGTCGGAGTTCACGTGAGTGCACTGGCCTTTGTCAGTGTGCTGTAAACCGATCTTGGAGCCCTTCGGATAAATACCGTAGAACTGATCCATTGACACAATGAAGATCGAAGTGACCTTCTTTGTCGTTGCTCCGGTGCTCACAGCCTTAATAGTGTTGCGAGAGGACGGAGTTGTGGAGCTCGTGTCGTTATAACGAGCGGCAAGACCCATGAACTTGTCCGGCTCCGCATCGATGTCGCCGTAGAAGATTGTTCTAGCCATGTCGTTGGCCATACCGGCAAAAAACGGCTTCTGTTCAGACAGGCGCCAGGCGGCTGTATTGCCGTTGAGGTCAGCCAAGTCCTTATCGACTTCAGCGTACATTTCAACATTTCCGCAGGTATCGGTTACCTGAGCGGTCGTGGATTTCTGCGGCTGAACGCCCTGATAGAGGCGGCGCCAAGTCGGTTCAGGAATGCCAGTGCGAATGGCATGAACGTAGCCATCCGTCTTGTTGCACTCTTTCCATCTGAGGAGTTTGAGAATCGGGTCTCGTTTAGACAAGACTTCAGCAATCGGAATAATCTGACCTTGCGGGTCAAGTCTCGATGCGAGGTCAACCAGTGTTGGATATTCAGCAGCCATCGTAATCACTCCTAAAAATTAGTTCATCTTCGAGTTAGGGAAAAAAGCCCGGGCGCGCTCGGCTGTTGAGAGTTCACCCGACCTGCCGCCCTTTACGACGGCGTCATCACTGAGCGCCTGCTGAGCGGCAAGGCACCCTTTAATGAATCCTGCATGACGGTTAAGACCGACAGACTCAAAGAACTGGCGAGTCTCAGCGTCGAAGAACTTGGCATAAAAGCGGCTGGCGCTCTTCAGGTTGGCCGCATAGTTCGCACCGCCAATCTGAGGATCGGCCTTGGCTTCAGCGGTCAGGGCCTGCTTGACCTGAGCAGACTGCTCTTCCGCACGCTTTGCCAAAACAGAGGTCATGTTTGTGACCAGTTTTGAATAAGCAGCCTGAGAAAGATTCAGGTCCTTGCATTCCTTCTTGAAAGCCTCGATCGCTCCTTCATCGAGCTGAATGCCTTCCGGAAGTTCAATGCCTGTTTCGTCGTAACCCTTTTCAGGCGCGCCCAAAACATCGTTGCCTTCCTTCTTTTCGGCATCCTCTTTAGCAGGCTCTTCCTTTTCCTCTTCTGCGCCCATACCTTCAGGTTCTTCAGCCTGTGGCTGGGGAGCTTCAGCGGCAGGTTCGGGCTGTGCCGGAGGTGTCGAATCCTGAGGTGCCGGAGTAGGATCTGCAGGAGGAACGGTGCCTTGAGTTGCGGCAGCGCCTGCTTCGTTGACAGTGGTTTCTGCGGTTTCAGCCATTTAGTTTTTCGTTCTCCATTCTGCGAACCAGCTCGAGATTGATGCCCTTGAGTCGATTCAATATTTGCAAACCTATATCGCGCCTTGCGGAAGCTATCGTCATCAGCGTCATGTCCTGAGACGTGACCGAACTGTCGACGGCTGTCATGTCGAGAATCCATTGAAAGACCCTTCGGCCTTCGACTGTCTCAAGAGTTTTCTTGATGGCAATTTCCAGCTCCTTGAGCTTTTGTTTCTCGGCCTTTTCAGCCAGCTCCCGCTGTTCGATTTCGAGAAGCGGATCATCTATGTCTGTCATTGTCATTTAGGGGCCTTTAGGTTTATGGACGCTTACTGCGCTCCCTCTTCGGAGAATGCTTCCTGCAGACCCTGGGAGTCAGCTGCCTGCCCTAAGTCTTTGAGGCTAGTCATTGCCTGCTGAAGCTGAGCGGCCTGCATCTGTGCCTGCTGTTGCTCGGCCCTTTGCTGGCGAATGAGTGCAACCTTCTGCCCTGTCACAATCAAGGACGGAGGCACTCCGTTCATGTCTGCAAGCTGATCAATCGTTGCATCCACATCAAGCTTGTCCACGGCCTGGGGATTGATCTGAGCCAGGAGGCCGATCTGCTGAGCTGTTCTCACAATGCCGTTTGCCGATGCGTTCTTCTGGGCTTCTGCCAACACCGAGACATACTCGATCGAAAGCTCTCTGCCGTAGAGTTCTTCCGGAACCTCGGGGAGCATGTTGTACTCAACCATGAAGCCAAAGGCGTTTGTTACAAGCGGATCAAGAAGCTCGGTGTGCAGGCGCTCCAGCACAGGCCCGAGCATCATCACTTTTTCCTGCTCGAGGGCTTGAACTTCTGTCGCGGTACGGTCGGTTTGATTTGCTGTAGCCGCGATCATTTGAAAAACGTTGACGAAGAAGATGCGCTGGATGTCCTGACGGGTCGATTGAATCAGAGCCAGCATTGCCTGCGGATCGGTGCGAACCTCCCACATGGAGCGGATGATCGGAGCTTCCTGTGGGTTGACGGCCACACGGCCTCCAGGTTTGAACTGGCTCAGCTGATCCTTAAGGGTGGACGGATAGAGAATCGGCGGCCTGGTTCCATAGTCGACAAGCTCGGCAAGTCTCAGATGCAGTCTCTGCAAAGACTTCTGTGCGCTTAAGGCCTTGGCGCCGGGACCGCGGCCATATACAGAGCCGCCCGAAGTCATCCAGCGCGGGCACAGTGCCGGGAAGTTTCTAAAACCTGACTCAGAGAGAACTTTGTCTTGTACTCCTTCCTGAAAATAGACGGACTGCCAGGGCATATTCTTGTTGTCCCGTTTATCCGGATTACGTTCAATGCGAGGTTCAATTGCGTGAATCACATTGAAGCGGGCAAAGGGATCTTTCTCAAATGCCTGCCGAACATCATTGTTTACGGCCTCGAAGCCCCATTGCTGGACCATTTGTTTTGCCGTGAGGGAAAGGCGGCGATACATCGTATCGACCTTTCCATAATCATCTTCAGCAAGCCAGTATTCCCCGATTGTGAGGTTCTGCAGGGAGATGAGTTGTTCCGGATGAGGCTTGACGATCGTGCATGCTGTGCCGAATACCGGAAGCTCCAAATAGCTCTGGTGAAGCGCGTTGTAGCATTCGGCTTTTGAGAAGTAGAGAAGCAATAGGTCTTGAACCTTCGTCATCCACTCTTTGACAGCGGGATTCTTATCAAGATCCGGATCCATCGTTGTGAGGCGCAGCCACGGCCTGGAAGGAGACGAGACGCCGCCGAGCAAGCCCGCGGCCAAAACATCCGCGCAGTCAATTGCTTCAGCATCGAGGATCTTGCGATAACGCTTTGAGCCTTGAGTTGCATCTTCACCTGAGAAGCACCCTAAGTCCGGAAGACAGTAGTCACGAATATCGCGCCACAGGTCCTCCCAAGAACTGCGCTCCTGTTTAAGACTCTCGAAGCGTTGATTGATAAGCTTGATATCTGCGGGCATAGTTATCCCCCGATAAGTTGTTTCTTCTGCAGTTTGAAGCGTTCGTCCTGCGCCGCTTCACTTGCCAGAACCGTTTCACTCATTCCTTCCGGAGTGTCATCAATAACCGTGTCGCCGACATTCGCCTGCTTTTTGTTTTCCCTGTTAGCGTTCTGAGACTGTTGTTCTTCAGCTTGCGCCTGCTGTCGAGCGGCTTGAGCCTGCGCTTTCCTTGCCTGATCTTTGGCCTTGTTCTGCATGTGGTTGTACATGCCCGCAGTTGCAACGTTGGCGGCCGCCTTAACCACAGGCTTGACCACCTTTCCCACGGCGTGAACCACTGACGATACTGCCCCCATGATCAGCCTCCGAGTAAAGAGGAACCTGTGCCAAGCGCGCCAGGGTTCAGGGGAGCCGCATTGCCGTTTGTCAGAAGCGTGGATCCCAAGCCGTTGTCAATCGTGTTGTCCGCTAAAAGGCCGTCAAGGTCAGCCTGCTTGCGGTTTGCTTTGTTGCGGGCCTGATCCTCTTCCTGAGCCAAGGCCTGCTGCTGAGCGAGCTGTTCCTTGGCGGCAGATGCTTGACGATCCCCGGCGCGTTTCTGCTCATAAGCGTTCAATCCCGATGTCACGGCGCCAACCAATGTGCCCGCGATAACTGCTGCAGTCATTCCCATGATCAAAGTTCCTTAAAAAATACAAGATGCTTTCTGCCCTGCACTCTCTTTTTGAGTGCCTTAGCCAGAGGAGAATCCTCGGGCACGTCCCATAGGAAAAACTTGGCGCCTGCCTTGATTGCTTTGCGTTCTGCCAACACTGCCAGCCGTCCGCCGATTGAAGTATTGCGATATTCCGGCGACAGATAGATCGCATCGTTTTGTGCGAAGACTTCGCCGCTGTGCTGGTGCGTAAAGACAAAGACAGAAGCAAACCCGACGGGCTTACCTTGGTCTTCAACAATGAGGCCGAAGGAGTCTGTGCCTTCGCTTAAGATTCGGTAGATCGAACGATCCGGAACTGCCCTGCGGTTAGGCAAGCCTGCCTCCGACATTGCCGAGTCAATAAGCTCACGGCAACGGTCAATGATTTCAACTAAGGACGCGTCAATGATTTTCATGAGCCCATTGTCTAGGCTCAGGCGCAGGGTTTATGGACGGTGTTATGAGTTCCAATACTCGGATTCAAAGGCTTCCTGGGGATCGTAGGAATCATTCACGCCGTAGATGGCGCGCTCCATACTTCGGGAAAGTTTCGGAGCCACGGGTGCGGCAAAGGTCAGAGCCAAAGCGTCTGCTAAGTCCGGAGATCGCCCGATGCGTTCCTTGAGCTTGTCTTTAGCCTCGAGGATCTTAGGGCCTTTAGGCGTGTAGCCGTAAGTCGGAGCGCCTAAGTCTCCCTGTAAAATAGGATCCGGAGGAATAGCACCGCCCTGCTTAATCCATTGAGCCATGTGCCACCACATCTCCATGCGGCGGTTTGCGAATTGCTCTTTGTCGATAGCCTGTGCTCCGAAAGGAACCTCCACGACATCAAACCGCATCTGGCGAAGTCTGTCGATCACACCTTGCCCGGCGCCTGAGTCAATGAATACGGCCTCGGGTTTTTCTTTGGCCATTTCTACCGCGATGCGATCAGCCAATGCCATGTTGTCAAACTTCCGGATAACAATCGGCTCAAAGGCAACGAGACCTCTGCGCTTAAAGATGACAGAGGCATCGGATCCGAAGCGGGCAACGTCAATGCCATAGATAAGCGGAGCGCCCATGTATTCGCTCTCTCGATAGAACTTGTTGGCCGCGGCCCGAATATCGTCAATCGGAATAAGCCCGTTGTCCTGAGCGGCCGAGAAGTCACAGAGAAACTCTTGCCGGAACTCGTTCTCAGACATTTCGACCTTGAGCGCCGCCAGTTCCTTTTCATCAATGACATGGGTTTGCTCAACGGAATACAGCATTGCGCACCAATCCGGATCACCCTTGCTCATGAGGTTCAAAGCCTGATCGTAGATCTGCGAAAAGAGGTTGATACCCTTCGGAGTTCCGATGAATGCGGCCCATCCTTTACGGTCTGAAAGTGCCGGACGAATCACTTCTCCCCAGAGCGTGGGCTTGATCTGCGCAACCTCATCGATCACTACGCCGTCAAAGTACATGCCTCTCAAAGCATCCGGATTATCAGCACCAAAGATCCGGATCGTTGCGCCGTTAGGCAAAAGGATCGAGAGCTTTTGTTCGTTGATCGAGATTGCAGGGATTTGCGATGTGTAATGCTTCAGGTATCCCCAGGCGATCTGCTCGGCCTGGTTACGGAATGGAGCAAGGTAGGCATACATTCCGCGCTCTTTGCGGTCTGTAATGGCCCGCTTGATGAGGTGATTCACAGAGAGAACCGTCTTGCCTAAGCGTCGATGAGCAACCAGAACACAAAATCGATGTGTCTCCAGTTGCTTGTGAATCTCGTCCTGGGGGAAGCGAGGACGGTAGGGAATCACAACTTTCATTCTTCCTTCTCCGTCTGTTTCTTGCCGTCATCCCAAACAAACTCGATCTTGCCTTCTAACTTGCTCTCGTTGTCTTTCGAGTAGGCGCCTAAGTGTTTGCCGAGCATGTCATAAGCCTTGAGCAACGATGGTGCATCCTTGAGGCCCATGATCACTTCACCGTCTTCGTTCTGATAAACGGGGATCTTCTCGGACAACGTTTCCCGAATCTCCAGTAGCTCTTCCCGCCACTTCTGCACTGTGTATCCGGTCTTTTCTTCCATGATTTTTCGCCTCCTATCGAGCTCTGAAATGACTAAAGGATTTTTAAGGAGTTGAGATCCTTGAATCGCCGCTGTTTTTGCCGAATATCCAGCGATTTTTGCCGCATCAGTTGCAGTTTTACCCTTCATATATTCGTTGATGAACTTAAGCTGCATGCTGGAGAGTTTTTTCTTTCTGTCTTTTTTCACTTCTGTCTCCGATATGCGTGCGGAATCTTTCCCCGGATCAATCCCGTGCAAATGGCAAAGACAGTGCTCCGAGGCATTTCCATCATCCGGGCAATTTGCCGATAACTGAATGCCTCGCCGCGCAACTGCAGGACAAGATCAACTTCCCTGTCGGTGTATTTCGCATGAGGAGAATCCTCGCCAATAGGGACCCCTAATCGAGACACGGCAATCATGCGTTTAACGGAAAAAGAATTCGGGGAACTCACGCTTCACCAGAATGATTGCTTTGTCGATAACTTGCCGGCGCCGCATTGACTCAGGCGGCAGAGCCTTTGCTTCTTCGGCCGCCTGCTGCAGATACTCCGCAGCCCTTCTCGGCAGCAGGGTTGCTGTCCCTAAGGTAGCCTTCGTGTTGGTCTGAATTTCATTTCTTTGGGGCATCGCTCAAAACTCCTGATAAGTCCACCCCTTACCACGCTCCGGATAAACAACGAGCATGCGGAAAGGGTACTCAGTCGCGCAGACCTTTGTCTTCACTTTCGCGTCGTCTGCGAAGAACTTGGGCGATCCCTTAACCTCATGCAGTTCGAGCTGGTCTTCAGCCGTAAGCACGAGAAAATCGGGGTTATACCAACAAGTATCCGCGGCGATTTTTAGCTTTATGGACTCGAACCAGTAAGCCTTGATCCTGCCTGCGATACGTTCGGATTCTAGGTAGGCGGCATAAGCTTTCTCTGTCTCGTTCATCTGCCCGGCTTTCATTCTGCCCTTGGCAAAGCCGTTCTTTTTGCCTCCGACAAAACCGCTGATCTTCTTCAAGACAATGGGGCCTGCTTTAGTTTTTGTTTTGGCCAGCAGTTCCCTGTATGCAGGATCATCGGTGCTTTTGAATCTCATCATTGACATGATTGTTGTTCCCTCCTGGGTTTGGTTGTTATTTGAATTGGGTAGGCATGACAGCGCGCCGATTTCCGGAGAAGATGTCCCGAAGCGTTCGGACAGGAATATCCATCTTTCGTGAAATCTCCCGCAGGGAAAGGCCTGCAAGCCTCAAGTCAAAGCAGTGAATCAACTCAACGTCCGTGTACTTTGCATGCGGACTGGACTCTCCTACCCGGGCAGACCTATCTGAGAGAGAAACCGTGGAAGGCCTAACGCTCAGATCTGAAAAACTCCGGATATTCGCTCTTAACTCGAGCAATTGCTTCCTGTACTCACAGCTCTCGTCGTACCTAGCCTTCTCTCTTTCGAGGCTGGACGCTGTCTCGGAGAACCCTTTGAGCTTCTTTGGGCAGTAGGGAATAGAATCTCCGAACAGATCCGCCTGATGGTTCCTCAATGTCATCCATCATCTATTCCCGCAACTGATTTTCAGAAACTGTCTGAGATTCCAGCTCTCGAAAAATTTCCGACAAGCTTTGCATTGAATTGCGAATGTCTTTCTGGGTAAGACTTAGGAAAACAATCGCTATAGATAAAAAAATCTGAGTGACTGCAATAACAATCAAAGTAACTTCCATTTCTTTTCTCCATTGGTTGAATATTGTTTAAACAGCCGTCTAGCGTCTCTGAGCGATTAACTCAGCGTGGACGCGGTATCTATCGAATTGAGAGAAAAATGCTCTCCTGCGTTCAATACGCTCGTCTGTGTCACGTTCAAAAACCGAGCACCTTGTGAATGAGATTGGGTAGCATTCGATTCCGGCGCCTTTATCCGGATGATGGCAGTAGACGTTCATGTCTCCGAAAGAGGCCTTTGGCGGGCGCCGAATGTTTCCTGCTGGATCGATCCAGTAGCTTTCGGCAAACTTGCAGTACAGACAGCAGCCGGTCATGATCAATCCTTATTCTGTAGCCACAAAATAAATGCGATTAACAAGGACGCCACGCAGCACATAGAAAGATAAGCAACGTCCTCAAGATCAAAATTCATGTCTTTTCTCCCGTCCGATTTCAAACGCAGCTCTCACCAGTAGCCCAAACAGCACCAGATTGACGAAGACCACCGGTGCCAAAATGATCATCAGCAACTGCCATGCACTCTCTGACATAAACCCTCCTAAAAGTACGGCTCAGGCGCTTGCTCTGACTGCGTTAGCTCCAGCCACGGCCTCACCGGTACACGCGTCCACGACGTGCAGAAATTTAGACTGGCGTTATCTCTCCAGAGCTTGATGAACCCCTCCCACGCCCCGTTTCTCTGCTTGCACAAGTTCAGGACAAAATCAGGCTTGGTGTCATCGACATCCTTTCCCTCTGCCTTTTTCTGAATCTTGGAGATATCACGAGCCAAGACGAAAACGTTGAATGCAATGTTGGTGATGTTGGAGCTCCCCTTGATTGATTCCTTAGTTGCAGAATCAAACACCGAATAGTTTTTTGAACCTCCGTCTCCACGCTTCCGACAATGTGCGACCACCACAATGTGGACATTGTTGACCTTTGCAAACTCGACCAGTTTTCCCATAACGTAGTCAGTTTCTTTTTTGTCCATATCGTCTCTAACACACATCATCAGAGAATCGACAAAGAGGATGTTTGACTTGTAATCGTGGACGGCGGACTCCAGCAGGCGCAGCAGTTCATTAGGCGTAACTTTCCGCTGCAGATCGCAAATTCGCATCCTTGAGGCAAAGTGTCGAAAGAACAGATCAACATCCGGCTCTTCAATCTTTCGCTTGTCCTGACCGCAAACTGTCTGCATAAGCATGCGTTCAATCGTTCTCACAGGCGCCATCTCAAAAGACGCGATGTACAGAGAGGCCCCGCAGGAAATTAGGTGCAGTCCGATCTGACCAAGCAAAAGAGATTTGCCGGAACCATTTTCACCAGCCAATACCGTCAGTTCACCAGGACGAAATTCAAAATCTATCGGACGCCCGACACAGCCTTCATTCGTTTGGGTGAACGGAAGGGTAAACTTGGAGACATGAGTCTTCTTCGCTTCCAAATAGTTCTGAAAATCGTTTTTGAACTCGAGAACATCTTTGTTGATGAAAAATTCAGGTGTCTTGCACGCCCTGCTCTCGTAGTCTGCGAGCGATGTTTCTATCTCGGCTCCTCCTGTCGGATCGCCCCAATAGCCATCAAGATCAGGCGAAACGCTTGTATTTTTTTGATTCATAGTCAAACTTCCATGCAATCATCTGTTTGTTTTTGAACATCACCGAGACAACGACGGCGGCGGGTAGAGATTTGGGAATTTCAAGCATCCAGCGGCGAACGGTTTCTCTGAGCTCAGGCGTATCGTCCACATCGATAAAGTCGATCAGTACCGTCTTACCTCGGAGAAATTCGGCCTTGATGTGATTAGGTTCGTCACAGAACGTGAATAGAATTGTCGGAACCTGAGGGCGTCGTCTAGGGAGCACCTCGATTTCGTCTTCATAAATCGCATCAGCTTGGTAGAGCGCCAGTTCGCTTTCAGTCAGCCGAGGAAAGAAAACCAGCTGAGTAGTTGTAAACGCATCAGGATGCTCGTAGAACGTTCTGCCCTGATCATCTCGAACAACGGCGGCAGCGGCAAACATCATTTCTGCTCCCTATGATCTGGCAAGTCCTTAATGTCGAATGCATTCATTCCCGCATGGAGCTTTTCGATGAACCTGTCTCTAGCACCGATCGAGTACGTAACCGGAGGAAGCTCCTTGTTGTATTCGGCAGCAGTGACCCACACCGCATTAGGATTCTTCCATTCGTCTTTAACAAAATCCGCTTTGAAACCTATCCACCCTGTGGCTAAAACCCGTTCGATAGCCTCGGTCATGGTCCATCCTGCTTTTTTGCATTCGGTCTGCATGAGCTTGAGGGCGTATGAATTGAACGGCTTTTTTATCGCCTTACGGTGTGCAAGGAAATCATTCCAAAGTTCGCCGGAAACGTCATCGGGTTTTTGAAGTCCAGACGGTTCATTTTTGACCTTTTCACTTTTCCGAACCTTTTCCATTTTGGAAACAGTTGGCTCAGTGTCTTCCACTTCTTCTGCATTCAAAAGCGGAAGTTCTTCCTCTGTTGGATCGGTTTTTGAAAAAGAAGGTTTTTCAGATACACGCCCCGCGAAATCCTCAGAGACTTCTGGATGTTTTTCATCCTTTTCGGTGCGTGTATATGTTTCTTGTTCTTGTTCTTGTTCTTGTTCTTGTTCTTGTTCTTGGCTTCGGAGGGCCTTGGAAGGGGCTTCTAAGGGGCTTTCAAAGATCTTATTTTCTCCCTGTGTTTTGTTAC